TCCAATCTGCTGCGCCATAAATTGCGGCTCATAGCGAACCCATGACGTAGCGCGACCACCCAAGAACCGATCCTGCACGCCGCTTTTCAGGTTAGACCGATAATCCGTGTAGTGCTGAATCTCATAATCAAGCGCACGTTCCAGAATCAGCGAGGCCACACGCCCTGTCGGGTCGTTATCACGGAACCGGCGCGATACGTCAGGCTTCGGCATCTTGGCGAACGTCGCCGCGCTCAAGGTCTGCACATTCGACCAGAGAATATTGAACTTCGACATCGCGTAACCCTGCCCGCTGTTGCGGAAGTCATCGCGGTATCGCTTCGTGATTTTCTCAACGCGCCATTCCCATTTCTTGAATTCGCGGTCGTATTTGGCAACGTCATCCAGCCAAGATTTAAGCGTGGTTGAGGTGCGCTTTCGGTCTTTTAGGTCAACGGCCATTAGACTTGTTTCTCAATTTGTGGGTTAGTGAACCGAACGAAATAAGTTCCCGTCCCTGTGGTCGCATAAATGGCAAATCGCAGGCGCAATCCGTCAAAGTCTGCGGGTGCGCCGATATCAGGACTGCCGCCCGTAAGAGTCAATCCCCATATCTGGTGCGTGCAGTTATCAAATGCGCCTTGTAAGACATTCGTTCCGGTTATCGCCTGCCCGTTTCGCAACGACTGAAGCGAAGGCACGCCGCCAACATATCCGCAGTAAATCGAGCTAAATACGTTCCAGACTTTCGGGCTGAAACTACCTGCGCCGTCTGTGATGGTGATCTGACATCTACCGTTCAGAATGTCGCCAGCAGTCACGGTATGCGGTGGAGTCCTCCCGCCGTTTGAGCCTACGTCCGCAGCGATTTCAAACGCAAATACAGCATTAGCGCCAGTGATGGTTACAGTGACTTCGGTGTAATTGAACCCGTCCGCGTCAACGCCATACGCAACCGTGCCACCGCTGCAATTCGTCGTGGATACCGAACTCTTAAACACGTTCGCCGCAGATACGCCGTCGATTAAATTAACGCCATCCGTTCCGGCCATCGGCTGTTGAATGTCAGGAACCGGATACAGCGTGCGAATCGCCGCACTCGTAATCCGCGCTATCTCAATCGCACCTATCCAAGTCGGATGAACTCCGTCTGTCATGTAACCCGTTGCGGTCAGGGCATACGCGCCAGAGGTCGCCCCGGTAATCAGTGTTCGGGTATCAGACAACGCAAGGTCAGTTCCGTATGACCCATGCGCCTGAACCCACGGCACTAAATCTGCGTTTATCAGGTCGCAGCAATCGCGCTTATTAACCGTTGAAATGCCGTAAGCAAACGCGCCGCTTGACTCCGTGCGCTGCATGACCGTTTCCCAAACAACCTTTTTACCTTGACCTAGAAAGTAATCAATCATTGCTTTCAGGTCGCCAATACACTGAGCCGCAACGCTATCTCGCGTTCCTACGCTGCTTACTCCGGCTTGTACATCATTCGTGCAATACTGAATAACGATAACGTCATACGGAACCGCAGCAATCTGCGCTAGCGTCTTAGTCCGTGAACCGCTATCCCAATCCTCGGCGCGGGAGCCAGAAACGCCACCGTTCATCACCAATTCCATATCCGGCATGTAGAACTGATACACCACGCCGGGCGACGGTTGCGAGGTGTAGTCCTCACGCACCGCACGCTCTAGGCCATCGTTCATGTCAACGCCGCCCGTTGAGGTCGGGTCTTCACGCGAGTCGCCAAAGATGCCGAGTTTAATCAGGCCGAATGGCGGGGCAACGCCGGAACCGCTCGATGATGTGAACTGCGGGATCACTTAGCCCGCCGCGAAAAAGAACGTCACGTCAAGCGTGCCGCCAATCGTGGCATACGCACCAGTCGGGCAATACGCGGGGAAGCAATGAAAGCCAATCGAAGGCGTAATCGTGCCGCTGATCGCCGTGCCGCCCGACGTGCCGCCGAGACTCAGCACAATCGTGCCGCTGCTCGTCGAATTCACATAGAACCCGACCAGCGTGCCGCCCGACTTCGATACCGCGCCGGATGATGTCAGATTAACCGGCGTGCCGCTTTGTTGAATTTGGGGCATGGTTTTTCCTTTAGTTAAGCGCAGACCATCGCTTGTAATGCGACTCTGTTAATGCTCTGGCTTTCTCAAAAAATTCAGGTTCATCATTACATTTTGAAAATAAATCTTTTAACTCTTGCGCGATCTGCGCGTGGGGCATCCATTGCCCTAACTGATGGCAAATTAAGTTTGATACATCTTTCCAATCGCTGTAAGTCCAGTTGTTTGTCATATTCTCCCGCTCCGCTGCGGCTGTGTTTTCCACATTTCCTCAAGCGTTACGTTGTGATGATTGCCGACAGTGATGCCGCGCATGGATTCAATACCTTTCTCTGGCGCAGGAGCTTCATCAAGAATCTGGCATCCGTAGCTGAATGCGTCAGAGGGATGCGATGCCCAATTGTGAATAGGCTCACGGCTAAACACGCCATCGTCATCGTTCCACTCAAACTCCCATGCGCGAAGGCCATCTAAACCGTCCTCGCACAAGTCAGCATTAAACCGGCAACGGTTAATGATCTTGCGTGCCGCGCTAATCTGATCTGATTTTTTAGTTTGCGGCACAACCCCGACTTTCTCAGCGCCAAACTCAGTCAGGAATCGCTCAACACTCGAATGCTTGCTTTGGAATGTCTTAACTCGTGCGTCGTGCGGGAGCCATATCTTGCCCAGCTTCGCGCCGAGTTCCTCGATGTTTTCCTGAATGCGCGGAATCCAATCATCGGCATCAAGCCCACGGTCTGCGTCATATTTCAAAACATGGAAGCCGCCCTGCAAACGCTGCCAATACCACCAAGCCGCTGTATCCCTGAATCCCAAGTCGCTAGAGATTTCAATAGGGCAACCATCGTCAAGGTAAACGATGTCGTTAGTGATGCGATTTTCGCGTTCAGCGATTGATACCCACTTGGCAAGAATAGCGCCCTGCGATGAACCGTAAGCGCCCTCCCAAATGTGATCGTATTCGTCAGGGCGTTCGATTAAGTCTCGCTGGCGTTGACGTTCCAAGACATCGGGGAACATCGGATTATCGCGCCAGTTCAGCGCCACAATCTTGTATCGTAATTCTTTGGAGTTTTTAAAACGTTTGTCGGTAGGGCTACCCTTTCGCTTCGGGTTCCACGTTACCCACAATTCTGCGTTCCAGTCGTCGCCTTCCTCTCGCAACGTAGGCACTAGCGTCGTCCACGCCTCGTTTGTTACGTCCTCTGCCTCATCAACCCAGCAAAGCAGAATGCGGCCCTTCGACTTTACGCTGTTAATGTTTCTCGCAAGACCAGCAAATGAAAACGATATACGACCATCGCGTGATCGAATGTATTTATCACCGATTTCGTAATACGCCGCAAGGAATGGCTCATCTTCAATCGCCCGCTTGCACTCTTCAAGCGATGATTCTTCCAATGAGTTTTGATACTGGCGACCGCACAGCAATTGTCCAGTAATGCCTTGGTTGCCGAAAATGTAACCCTTTACGGCAACCATCTTTGCAAATGAGCGAGTCTTACCGGAGCCTCGACCACCCCATGAGCCCCTAACGTCAGCGTCACCAAGAAAAACCGGAATCAGTTTTTTGGGCAGCTTGATAGAGGCTTCCTGCATTACATCGCCTCTAGTTTTATTTTGGTGACCAGTTCCCCGGCGTGCGTTGTGGTCTGGTCAATGGATTGATGCGCTTTGCCGTCGAGACGATCACCAAATTCTTTGAAAAATCCGATGTCCTGCTCGTTAATCATTTTTTCAACGAAAGCCCGAGCAGCAACGCGAAGCCCTCGCAATAGCGGGAGGCAATTAACGAGGTCGGGCTGCTCGGGCCAGCATTCAACGCAATGTTCGATAGCATCGCGCCATCGCTTACCCTTTGCGGCATTCTGATTTCCTTCAGGAGCGCCCAAAATGGTTGAAATAACCCTAAGTCGTTGTTGGCGCGAATAGTGAACACACACTAACGGGTTGTCAAGTATTTTTCACGCTGCGCCTGCCATTTCTCGGTAATTGCCGGGGTTTCGGCGTGATCTGGAAAATTAGCCATCATGACCAAACAGCATCGGTCACACAGGTTATCGTGATTTTCCCGGACGTAATGGTAATGCCAGCAGCGCGGGCATTTTAGGCCGGGGTGTGGGGTTGCGGTAACGGTTAAATCATTCATGTTAGTGGTTACTGACTTTTGCTTGGTTAGTGAGTGCTAACATAAATCAGACATTAGCCGCTTTTGTTTTATGGTTTTCAACTACTACACACCAACTACTCCACGGTCGGCAACTACACCAACTACACTCCCCCTCTTAAGGGGGAGTTTGTAGTTGGTCGTTGCCTTGTTGCCCGGTCGCATAGTTCTTGGTAGTTGTTGGAGAGTAGTTGGTTTTAGTTCTTGGTCGTTCATTCAACGATCACAAGACCTTCCCGCTTGTATCCTGCGGCGTTCTTTCCTACTGCGTCGCGACGAATTCGACCGGCCATAATCAGCGACCGCATAGCCTCGGATAGCTCCTTGCGGCTGCATTCCTCGTTCAGCTTGTATTGCATGATAACGGTCGGCAGGTAAGTGCGCGAAGGGCTATTGGTGCCGTATTCGCCCTTTTCAGCCAGTTTACGGATGGAATTAAGGATTACCGACTCAGCGCGGGCTTGGCGCAATCTAACCAATGTGGCGCTATCGTGGAGGGTATCGGCGTCGATCTGCTCCGGCACTAAAACCTTGTGCTTGTCGTCAAAGTGGAATTTTACATAGTCCAGAGCGGTATAGTTGCTCTTACGCTTTGATAAATAACGGGTATTTGTCTCCGGTTCTTGATCTTCGTCGCCGTCGCCCTGTTGGTCGGGCAGTTTGTTGTCCATATACCAGCGCATCCGCACGCTGTTTTCCCATGCGGTAGAGCCTGAGTATTCGGAACCGATGGACTTTGCCGGATGGCCTAGCAGTAGGGTGCAAATTCGCCGCCCTTCCTCATTCGCTAACCCGGCGATGCCATTGGTAAACATGGTCACAAGGTGCCGGTTGTTTTCGTCGCCGCCGTAAATGTGGCCGATATTGTCCAGAATGACTACATCGGCTTGCGTTTCCCTAATCTGAAGCTGCAATTCCCCGATGATCGGAGTCCACGCACCGCGCCCGAATTCCGTTACGAAAAGCTCGTTCTTTAGTCCGTAGCGTGCGTCAATGGTTAGGTTGCCAAGACCGCCCAACGGTAGTCCCATAGAGGCGCAGATGCGCTCCTGCCGCCGCCATAACTCGTCATGCTCATCCTCGCACATCCAGCACAGAACCTTCATAGGCGGGCAGGCTGCGCCAATAAACGGGGTGCCGGTCGCCAGCGCAGTTGCCAACTGCTGCGCCAGCAAGGATTTACCGATACTGCCCCGGCCAGAAAGCAGGGTAGGGTGCCACGAAAGCCAATGGGGTATCAGCCATTCAAACTCCGGCGCGTCGGCCTGCGCCAATATGGGCCATTCCATGTGGCGCTTTTGGCGGGTTTCAGAAACTACGTCAGTTTTGCTGACAGGGGCGTTTAGGTATTCCTCAAAGCCATAGCGAGCCGCAAGTTCCATCAATTCCGCGTCTGTTTCTGGCGGATGGTCTGCAAGGTGCTGTTCCAGCAACCGGACGATGCGCGTTGAATCCTCGATTGATGCGCCAGCCATTGCGGCGTCTGCGGCAATTTCAAGCGGTAAATCAACATCTTGATCGTATTTCGGTTCTTTTGGGGTAGGTGAAACTATTGAAACCATTATTACCTCCACATTGTAGGGTGCCCGTAGCGCCGCACCAAGGCAGGGGAGGTGCTGACCGGATGCGCTTGCGTCGGGAGCTACCCGAACGCTTGCGGACATTGAAAGTATGGGCTAGATGCTATAGTCAATACCCGTTCATTCTGTCCGCGCACACGGTCGCCAGTGACTACCCATATCGGCTTTGAGCCATCGTCGTTGGCTTCAATCCATAAGCCGAAGTGTTTCACCAGTGCAAAAGCCTGCGCGTCATTGGTCAGAGGGTCGTAACTTAGGCCATATTCAAATCCTGCTGAATCGTAAAATCTGCATGATTCGCCGTCATCAACGACATCTTCGCCCATCTTCTCCGCGCACTTCTTAATCATTTCCAAGTCGGTCATATCAGTCATTTTCCCGCCCTCGCCTTAATCCACAACGATCTGTGCTTGCGTTTTTTCAATGGTTTTTTACCCATAGCAATCCAGCTTGACGGAAGCGCAATAAAATTTTCAGCCCGAACATTTGAAGATGCCCATATTCCAGCGTATTTTTGCAAGTCCTCCGCTTTACACAAAAAAGCCTGTCTACGCGGCGCAATCCAATGCGGTATGATTTCGATGCTCATTTAGTATCCATTCAAAATAAGATTTTTCCGCACAACGTCCACGGATGCGGCAAAGAAGGCGATGCCCTTATGCGCGTCAATGTGGTTTAAATAACGCTGCTGTGCGTATTCGCGCTCGTTGCAGGGTTTTACCCATACTTCCTCTTTGACCTCAATCGCGCAGAATTTACCGTCAGTCATAAT